TTGGATTTAAAACAAAACCAGATTTATCTTCATTTGGGGGAGATGAAATTTTCATGGTTAGAGATATATAAAAACAAATAGATATGAAAGAAACAATAAAATATGATAAACTTATATTTGGTGTAGGCAAATCAGGTATTGACTTTGGTAAAGAATTAGCTGAAAAATATGACTTACCTACAGAACCAAAACCAGTACAAATAGGTGTTCGATTTGAAGCACCACAAAAACACTTTCAAAAATTGATTGATGTATCCTATGACTTCAAATTATATCGTAAGTACGAGGATAAAGGAGTATCACTTCGTTCATTCTGTACAAACAACAACGCAGCCTATGTTGCTGTTGAGGAAACATATGGTAATCATAGCTATAATGGTCATGCTAAAAAGGATGAATCTTTTAGAAACAACATGACAAATTTTGGAATTTTAATGGAGGTTCAAGGAATAGAAAACCCATTTGAGTGGTCAAGAGATGTAGTTAAAAAATTACAAATAGGAGGCACAGGTTTATATTATAGTCCTACACGTAAACCTACAACAACATCAGAAGGTGAAAATGTATCAGCTACCCAAATAGATGAAGCAGGTATGGAATATGTAAGAGAAACAATGGGGGGTTATTACTCGTATATTGAAGATTTTATAGAGGATATGAAAAAAGTATTTCCTACATTAAAAGATGATTGGGGTGTATATGTACCAGAAGTAAAATATCTGTCAGCAGAACCCCTAGTTAATTATAAGGATTTGTCTTTAACTAAATATCCTAACGTTCATTTTGTAGGAGACGCATTATCTGCTAGAGGGATCACTGTTGCGGGTTCGCAGGGTGTTTATGTGGCCGAATCATTTTTGAACGAGGTATAATAGTTCCAGGGTTACCTATACTAAGAATACTAGATAAAAAGAATTAAATCAAAACTTATTTTAAAATATTATGAGCGAAAAGTTATATGAAGAAAAAGTAATTAAGTATCAAGGTGCTAGGCACTATTTAATTAAGGCAAAAGACAGTAAACATTTTAAACATCATAGGTACGATGGTCCCGCAATTGTTCCTATAAATAAAGATTCAAAGTGGAAAAAATCATTTTACTTAAACGGCATTGAATATGGAGCTGAAGAATATACTGAAATAATGTCCGAGAGAGAAGGATTACCTTTTTACAAACAAGCACCACCTAAGGGAATAACATATAGAAATTAACTATGGTAAGGGGTAAACAATTCTACACTAAAGATAAAAAACAAATCGACATTACTAAATGGGATACATCAGGTAATATTTCAGATTTAACAAATCGTTATGGTTGGGAGGGAGCTATGGCTTGGGGTAATTTAATACATGACGAGTTAAATGCCAGAGGTCCTGGAATCAAACCCGGAGATGTTTACCTTGATTTAGGAGCAAATATTGGTATGTCTTCTATTAATGCTGAATTAAAAGGTGCTTCTAAATTATATTGTGTTGAACCAGATCCTGGGGTATTTGCAGCACTTGAAATGAATAAAGGTGAAAATTGGGAAGTGTTTAATATAGCCATTGCAAACTTCAACGGTGAGATAGATACCCCAAAATGGCCTAATTGGTGGGAAGATGTACCCCGACCCTGTTTTACACTGGATAGTTTTTTTGAAAATAATAACATCACCCACATCGACTATATGAAGGTTGATATTGAGGGTCACGAAAAAACTTCATTTGAAAATGTAAAACAAGAAACATGGGATAAAATAAGCAAAATCTTTATAGAATATCATGAAGATGTTGAAATTGGGGACAATGAAAGAAATAGTATAAGGTTAGAATTTATAAAAGGTATAACTTATAAAGGATATAAAAACCATCACATTCACCTTGGATATGCCCAAAGTTTTATGTATTTTTGGAAATAAATTAAAATTATGAACATTTTAAAAAATATAATATGAAGATAGGATTTACCGGGACTCAAAGTATTGGCAAAACTACTTTAGTAAATGCTCTTAAGGAGCTACCAGAATTTAAGGATTACACATTTACAACAGAACGTTCTAAATATTTAATGGGAAGGGGAATACCATTAAACACAGATTCAACTTTAAAAGGGCAATGTGTTTTTTTAGCTGAACGAGCCTGTGAATTGATGTGTGATGATATCATTACAGATAGAACTATAATTGATGTTATGGCTTTCTCCAAATCATCCTCATCCATGAGTATATATCAAAAAGACGATTTTGAGGCCTTAGCTTCCCTATTAATAGGAGAATATGATTATATCTTTTACATTTCACCTAAAGGGGTTGAAATTGAAGATAATGGTGTTCGGGAGACAAACCCAGATTATAGGAATAAAATTGATTTAGAAATTAATAATTTACTAAATTGTTACAACCATCGTATTAAAAACCTTAACACACTATATGGAACTACTGAAGAACGTATAGAGCAAATTAAACTAACAATTTTTTCATGATATTTATAACAAAAATATACCATAATGAAAAAATCAGAATTACGACACCAAATTCAAACAGAAATAAAATCAATACTCTCAGAAGAAACCGCAGAAGACATTAAAGACAAAACATCAGCACAATCTAAATTAAATAAGGAATTAGAAATAACTAAAGACCTTATGAAAGAATCAATCAACCCCGAAATAACCAAAGCATTATCCCGTTTTATCACTGCCATGTCTAAAAGGTATGGTTATAGTGAACAAGATGCTGTATATGCCATTCAATCAGCTTTAAAACAAAGAAAATACGATGGTTTAAATGAAGAAGAGGATGAGGATACTATGGATAAAAAAGCATCCAAATCAGCTAAAAAAGGTGACTCCATATCTAAAATAGCAAATAAACTCCAACAAAATTCACAAGAAATGAAAACTGTACTTAATAGGTGGAAAAATGCTGATTTAGGTGAGGAAAAGGAAAAATTAATTAACCGTTTAAAAGAACTTACTAAAATCAAAAAAGAACTTGAAGGACTTCTTTAAAAATATTCAAACTTTACTGATAGTAATATTAATTGGTATTATCTTCATAATGCGTAGTTGTAGTGGGGGTAGTGGTGGTAGTGGGGTAAACATATCTGAACCTATAACAATAACAAAAGTTGAAGTTAAATATGACACAATTATTAAATATACCCCTAAATATATTCCTAAATGGAAAGAAAAAATAATAACTAGAACAGACACAGTACCATCATTAGTAGACACCTTAGCAATTTTAAAAGATTACTATACCAAGTATGTTTATAATGACACTATACACATAGATACCATGGGTTATGCCGTAATTAATGATACTATAACGCGCAATACAATATTCTCACGCAGTGTGGCGACTAATTTTTTAATACCGATTACAACGGTTACAAATACAGTGTATACCAACCAACGAGAATTTTATTGGGGTTTAGGTTTAATGGGTAGAGCAAATCAAATTAATTATTTAGGTGGTAAGTTGCTGTTAAGAACAAAGAAAAAACAAATATATGGTTTGGGGATAGGAATTAACCCTAATTTCCAACCTGTTTTATCGGGTAGTATGTATTGGAAAATTGGAAAATAATGGCTGAAGATTTTAAAAAAATAATTAGACATGAGTATTTAAAATGTTGTAAAGACCCCATACATTTTATGCGTAAATACTGTTATATACAACACCCACAACGGGGTCGTATACAGTTTAACCTGTACCCCTTTCAAGAAAAAGTATTAGCGTTATTTCAAAACAACGATTATAGTACTATATTAAAATCTAGACAATTAGGTATATCAACTCTAGTATCAGGTTATGGTCTTTGGTTAATGACCTTCCATAAGGATAAAAATATATTAGCACTAGCAACAACACAAGCAACAGCTAAAAACTTAGTAACCAAGGTACAATTTATGTGGGAAAACTTACCCTCATGGTTAAAAGTAGACTCTGTAGAAAATAACAAATTATCCCTTAGACTTTCTAATGGGTCGAAAATACAAGCAAAATCCTCAAATGCCGATGCAGCACGTTCAGAAGCAGTATCTTTACTAATAATTGACGAAGCAGCCTTCATTGATAACATTGGTGAAACGTGGGCTTCTGCACAGCAAACTCTAGCTACGGGGGGTGGAGCTATTGTACTATCTACCCCATATGGTACTGGTAATTGGTTTCATCAAACATGGGTTAAAGCAGAATCCGGAGAAAACGATTTCTTACCAATTAAACTTCCATGGTACGTTCACCCTGAACGAGACCAAACATGGAGAGATGCTCAAGATACCTTATTAGGTGATCCTAGACTAGCAGCACAAGAATGTTTTAGTAAAGATACAATAATATATACAAAATTTGGCCCTCAATATATAAAAAATATTAAATTGGGAGATTTAGTATTAAGCCATGATGGGTCTTATAATAAAGTAATAAAAAAACATTCCCATATTACAGACAAATCCATAGAAATAAAGGGGGGATTAAATAACATTCAAAAATATACCACCTTAAACCACCCATTCCTCAATATGTTAGGAGAATGGGAAGACGTAGGTTCAATTATAGATTCTAATAATAAGGTTAAGTATTTCCCTAAAGTAGATGAATACAAAGTTGAATGTAAAACTATTGATCTTTCAAATTATATTATTTCTAATTCTCCAAAATCATTCCCTTTAAAAATTGATGATAAATTTATATGGCTTACAAAAACTAGTAAAATTAACAGATTTATTAAAATTGATTATGATTTAGGATTTTTAATAGGCTGTTTTTTATCAGAAGGATCTTTAGCTAAAAATAAAGTTGAGTTTTCATTTAATGGGAAGACAGAAAGAGAAGGTTTTCCTTTAGAAATTGAAAGAATATTAACTGAGAAATTTAATATAACAAATTTTTCATATTATACTTCTAAAATTTGGGAGGGTAGTAGTAAATTATATATAAAAGATCAAATTTTCCACAATTTTATAAAATTATGTATTCAAGGGGGAAAATATAGTTATAATAAACATATAAGTAAATTTTTATATTCTACATCTAATGAAGAAACCTTAAAAGGTATACTTGATGGGGTGTTAGTTGGAGATGGGATGTTAAAATCTGAATATAATGTCCAACTCCTCCTTACATCCGAAAAATTAATATATGATATGTTATATATTTCTAATATCTTAGGAATCCATAATGTCACCTTAAAAAAAGGTAAATCACAAAACCCAAATAACCCTGATAAGGATAGTTGGAGAGATAACTTTACATTAACTTGGACTAACAGTATTATAAATTCGGATGAAAAGATATTTAGTAAAAGGATAAAGGATTGGAGTAGAATTAATACTATAGGGAAATCTAATTCAAATAGTAATTTTGAATTTATATCTGAACCTCTTACAAGTTTAAAACTTACCCCCTCTCCTAGAACATTAGAAGTATTTAACCTAGAAATAGAAAATACTCATACATATGTAACAGAATATGGAATAGTACATAATTGTGACTGTGATTTTAACACATCAGGTGATACTGTATTTTATAGTGAATGGTTAGAATTTATAAGTTCAACAACTGTAAAAGAACCATTAGAGAGAAGAGGTGTAGACCAAAACTTATGGATTTGGGAACCAGCTGACTACTCTAGAGAATATATGATTATAGCAGATGTTGCCCGGGGAGATGGTAAAGATTTCTCGGCATGTCATGTGATAGATATACAAACAAATACACAAGTTGCAGAATATAAAGGCCAATTACCCCCAAAAGAATTCGGTTATTTCCTCACAGGTTTAGCTACAGAATATAATAATGGGATGTTGGTAGTAGAAAATGCTAATATTGGATGGGCAACTCTAGATGCAATACAAGAGAGAGAGTATAATAATTTATACCACTCACCAAAAGGAGACCAAATTACGGCAGAATCATATCTTCGTGTTTATGAAGGTAATAGTGAAATGATCCCAGGATTTACAATGTCAATGAGAACTAGACCCCTTTGCATTAATAAATTCAGAGAATTTGTTGGTGATAGATCAGTAACAATTCGCTCAAAACGTTTAGTAGAAGAGATGAAAGTGTTCGTTTGGAAGAATGGAAGACCAGAAGCCCAAAGTGGCTACAATGATGACTTGGTTATGCCATTCTCAGTCGGTATGTTTCTGAGAGATACTTCATTAAAATTCCAACAACAGAGTTTAGATATGGCTAGAGCAACATTAGGTGGGATAAAATCCAATAAATCAAACTATAGTGGGGTATATTCACATAATAGTATAACCAACCCCTACACACAAGAAATTGGGGGTAAAAATGAAAGCATTCAATGGCTTTTATAATATTTATAAAAAAATAAAAAATGGCAGATAAAGGATTATTCCCGAGATTAAAAAGATTATTTTCTACAGATGTAATTATTCGCAATACTGGAGACAACCAATTAAATGTTTTTGATATAAATAAAATTCAACAATCGGGTGAAATTGAAACAAATTCACTAGTTGATAGGTTTAATAAAATCTACACTAATTCATCCACCTCCCTATATGGTCAGCAATCTGGATTTAATTACCAGTACTTAAGACCTATGCTTTATTCGGAGTATGATGCAATGGATACAGATGCAATTATAGCATCTGCTCTAGACATAATTGCTGATGAATCCACCCTTAAAAATGATATGGGTGAAGTATTACAAATTAAATCCCCTGATGAAGATATTCAAAAAATACTTTATAATTTATTTTATGATGTATTAAATATTGAATTCAACCTCTGGCCTTGGGTTCGCAATCTTTGCAAATATGGTGACTTTTTCTTAAAATTAGAAATCGCTGAGAAATTTGGTATTTATAATGTTATACCTTACACAGCATTTCATATTGAAAGACTAGAGGGTGTAAATAAAGATAACCCAAATGAAATTAGATTCCGATTTGACCCCGAAGGAATATCAGCATCCGATACAGGATATTACAACGTACCAGGACAGACACAAGACAGAGCAAACTCAATTATATTTGACAATTATGAAATGTCTCACTTTCGTTTATTAACGGATATGAACTTCTTACCTTATGGTAGGAGTTATATTGAACCCGCACGTAAGTTGTTTAAACAGTATGTTTTAATGGAGGATGCAATGTTAATTCATAGAATTGTTCGTGCCCCTGAAAAACGTATTTTCTACATGAATGTTGGGGCAATACCTCCAAATGAAGTAGATGCATTTATGGAAAAAACATTAAGTAAATTAAAACGTACACCCCACGTTGATGAGAAAACCGGGGAGTATAATTTAAGATATAACATGCAAAATCTACTTGAAGATTATTACATCCCTGTTAGAGGAAATGATTCAAGTACTAAAATTGAAAGTGCAAATGGCCTACAGTGGGATGGTATTGAGGATGTTAACTACTTAAGAGATAAACTATTTGCCGCTCTTAAAGTACCTAAAGCCTTTATGGGTTATGATGAAAATACAGATGGCAAAGCCACACTCGCGGCGCAAGATATTAGATTCGCTCGCACAATCGAACGTATTCAAAGAATTGTAGTATCCGAATTATACAAAATAGCATTAGTTCACCTGTATACACAGGGTTATAGAGAAGAACAATTAGCTAATTTTGAATTATCATTAACAACCCCTTCGATTATATATGACCAAGAAAGAGTTGCATTGATGAAAGAAAAAATGGACTTAGCGGCTCAAATGACAGAAACTAATCTCTTCCCAACTGATTTTATTTATGATCATCTATTCCATTTGAGTGAAGATCAATATGATGATTTCAGGGATTTAATTAGAGAAGATGCTAAACGTAAGTTCCGTATAAATCAAATTGAAGCTGAAGGTAATGACCCTGTTGAAACTGGTAAATCATACGGTACACCTCATGATTTAGCTTCTCTATATGGTAAGGGTAGAATGGAATCAGATCCAGGAAATATCCCAAAACCAGAAGTATATGATGAGAAAAACCCACTAGGTCGCCCAAAAGAAAAGGTGTCAAAACGTAATACTCAAGATGATAATTTTGGTAAGGATAGACTAGGTGTTGGTGGGATGAAGAAAGATTATAATGACACTAAAAATACCCCACTAACAATGGAGAATAATTTACGAGTTATCCAACATAAAGGTATGTTGAATCAAATACCAGTAAATAGTAAAAAGTTAGTATTCGAACAAGACAAATCCCATGAATCGTTACTTGATGAAAAAAATATTAAGGGACAGTAATTCTAATATATTTATAAATAAATAAGGATTGATATGAAGGAAACGATTAAAACGCTTTTAGATATTAAGAAACAACTTCTTAAGAATGAGCCTAGTAAAAAACAAATCCCTTTGGCTAATAACCCGAGACAGTTCACATCAGAATTACATTTAGTAAATGTGTTGAGCTCAAAAATAGATAGTGCGACTCGATATTTGGACGAAATCGAAGGTCTATTATCAGTATACAGGGAAATAAAGAAAAAATAAGGATTGATGTATATAAAACACTCGAAATACAAAAACACTGGGATTCTATTTGAAGTCTTAGTGAGGAAAATCACCTCAGAGACTTTATCTGGGAAAGATTCACCCTCTATAGGAATATTGAAAAAATATTTCGTTAATACAGAATTAGGAAAGGAGTATAAATTGTATGAAACTATATTTAAGTCTAAAAACCTAAATGAAAACCGAGCTAATGTTATACTTTCTACAATATTAGAAACATCTAAAAAACTTAATAGGACTAGAATTAGAAAGGAAAAATATAATCTAATTAGTGAATTAAAGGAACATTATAATGTAGAAGATTTATTTAAAACTAAATTAAATGATTATAAGGCACAAGCCTCTCTTTATACATTATTCGAGACATACAACACTGATAGACTAATCAACCCTAACCAAATCATAGATAATAAAGTTACATTATTAGAATTTTTAACAAAAGCACCAGTTGAAAGAGATGATGTTAAAGGCGACATAATTGAAGAATTTAAATCTTATGATAAAGATTTACGTACTCTAACATATTATGTTTTACTAGAAAAGTTCAATGAAAAATATTCTTCACTAAACCCACGACAAAAAGGGGTCCTTAAAGAATTTATTGAATCCGTAGACAATACACCTTCACTTAAAGCCTTTTATAATAAAGAGGTAGCTTTTATAATTGAAACAATTCAAAAAGAGATTAAGGTCACTAAAAGTGAAGTTGTAAAAATTAAATTAATAGAAGTTTCTAAATTAATCAAAGAACTAGATAAAAATTCAAACATTAAAAGCGATAGTTTAGTAAATTTGTTACAATATCACTCATTGTTGGGGGAATTAAAAAAGGTACATGGATAATATAAATGAACAACTTAAACCTAAAGACGTAGACCAAGCTTTACTCAAACGACTTGAGGATAAGTATGGGCCTATTGATGTTGAACATGATTTCTTTACTAGTAATTTAGATACTTACTATAAAACTACAAATGTAGATAAAGTAACTAATGGTGTTACCCATAAAGTTATTAAATTAGCTAGTTTTGGTGATTCATTAGAGAAAATGTATACTGCTTTAAAATCATTAAAACAACTTCTAAGTACAGATGACGCCCGTAATGATGAAATAATTCAAAATATCCTAATCGATTTCAGAGATATATTCAATAAATATAGAACACACCTTAGAACAAGCTACCCCGACCAATATAGACAGATAAAAGATCAATTAAGAGAAATATCTGGTACTGGTGGGGGAGTAGGCTCATCCAACTTTTCGGGTGGTGTGGGGGGACAATATTCAACCCCTTACGCTTTTAGGTTAAAGGGTCAAAAAACAAATGATAAAGCTTATACCAAAGTAGGATATAAAGAAGTTAAAGAAAATGCAGGTTCTAGTTTAGGACCAGGTCCTAAATCATCTAAGGATGGTGTTAAAGATAATGCTTATATTAAACAGTTTAAATATAGGCTAGTTCCAAAAAAAATTAAAGGATCAGGGTTAGAAGTTGTAGATTTATTTGAAGTTAGTCAAACCTCTAAGGATTTTCAAAGTGAAAGAATTAATGCGTTTGATTTAATCGAACATGAAATGAATGATATTTATAAGATGTTAAGTAACGCTAAAAATGAAGCTATTAATTACTATAATAATAACCCTTCATCATATACAGTTATTAAACCAACAGATTTAGTTTTGGATTATATAAAAGATATTAAAGACCTATTAAAAGAATAATAAATGAAAACACTACAAAACCAATACAACCTAATTAAAAAAGGTAAAGGAAGTAAGGAAATTTTCCTTAAGGAAGTTAAAAAAAACTACCCAAATTTAGTTCGCAACTCAGCTGATTTTGATGAAGCCACTTCAATCCTTACAAAACGTTCTATTATATCAGAAAATCTATGGGGTGTAGCAACCACCTCAAATAAAAAACCAGATTGGTTCTCTATATTTGATAAAAATATGAATATAATTTCTGAAGAAGAAGCAAAGGTTAAAGCTGTTGAGAAACAAACATCTAAACAAGTAACAAACCTCCAGGCTCCTGATAAAGGATATGATTATAAAGATGATAAACTTCTCAATAATGTATCAGGTGAACAATTCCGTCAAGGATATTACACGGAACTTATAGATGAAGCTAATGTTGGTAAAACAAAACAAGAATTAATTGCTTTAGTTATTAAAAACATTGATAATAACCCACAATATTATGTTGAGGAAGCTCAATTCGGCATTAAAGGAATTGGATATAGTAAAGACCAACCCGGGCTTAAACCAACTCAAATAAAAAACCCAGGTGTGGGTGGGGGTTATGGTGAAGCAACTAAAAAAGAATTTCCAAAAGGAGAAACAGGTACGGGTTATTTAACAATTAAAGAAAATAAAAGGATATCATTAGTAGATTTAATGGAGAATATGCCATTAGGAGAAAAAAATCCCAAAAAGAAATCACCAAAAAAGGCTAAAAAAGAAACAACAGATTCTAAATTAGCCGAAATAGATAAAAATGGTAGGATTGCCACCTTAGAAATACAAATAGAAGCTCTGGATGACATCATTTCAAGTAAAAATGAAAGAATCTCAATGGTATCTGAAGATGACAGCTTATCTGAGTTAATGGATAAAAAGAAAATTAAAGAAATGCAAAAAGAAATCAATCTTTTAGAAAAAAGAAAAACAGTGATGGAAAAATTGTATGAAAAAATGTGTGGTAAATCTTATACCAAAAAAGAAATGGTAAGTGAAGATGATGAGTCGGATGGTGAATACGAAGCAGTTTTAGATAAATTACGAACAAATGATAGAACATAAATTTAAAACCTAACATGAAAAAAATCCTTGTAGAAACCCACATTTTCAAACCAGTTAGATCAAGACTGTCTGAAAATAAATCCAATAGAGGACTTCCTTTAGTTGAGGGTATTTTAGCCACAGCCGAGGTTAAAAATGGAAATGGTAGATATTACTCAAGAGAATTATGGGAAAGAGAAATAGCTAAATATCTCCCATTAGTTAAAGAACACAGAGCTATGGGGGAATTAGATCACCCAGAATCATCAGTAATCAATCTCAAAAACGTATCCCATAACATTGCAGATATGTGGTGGGATGGGGATAATGTGATGGGTAAGATAGAAATATTACCCACCCCAAATGGAAACATACTTAAAGCATTAGTTGAAAGTGGTATTACTGTGGGTGTATCATCTAGAGGAATGGGTTCACTTAAAGATGTAGGTGGGTTAATGGAAGTGCAAGATGATTTTGAATTGCTGTGTTGGGATTTTGTTTCAACCCCATCAAATCCCGATTCATTTATGAATTTAGTAAAAGAAAGTCAAGAATTTAAAGCACAAGATAGATACCAAGAAGTAAGTACCATATTAGGTGAAATATTATGTTCCTATGGGGTATGTCCTATTATATAAAATAAATAATACGAAAAAACATCTCCACCTGTGGATTTTAAACATTGAGCGCTCTTTTTGAGTGCTTTTTGTGTTTTACCCCCCTCCACATACGTATTATCACAATATGTCATCTCTTATATGACATGATAAATTATTATTAAATAATCCCTATTACGTTTCTCAATAAACGTAGTTTCCCAACAAAAAATTTAGGAAAAATGAATAAAAACTTTTTAAAAGAAGCAATCGCTGATGCTAAATCAATCAAAGAATCTGCGATAGCAAATGCTAAATTCGCTCTCGAAGAAGCATTCTCCCCAAAAGTCCAAGAAATGTTCTCTAGTAAAATAGAAGCAATGGAAAGAGAAGAAATGGAAGAAGATTACAACGAGATGGAAGAAGCTAAAGACGATGTTAAGGTCGAGGAAAAAATGTCAAACCCTATAATGCGTAGTGGTTTTAGAGGTGATAATAAAGCCGAAAGAGAAACAGAATACGAACGTGAAATGGATGAAGACATGGATTTAGATGAAATCTTAGCAGAACTCGAAAATGAATTAGAAGAATCAGCTTCTAAAATAAAAACCCTCAAAGAAGAAGAATCTGATGAAGATATGGATATGGATTCGGAAGAAGATATGGATATGGATTCGGAAGAAGATATGGATATGGAAGATGATGAAATTGACCTTGAAGATATGTCAGAAGACGACCTTAAATCATTTATCGAAGATGTAATCGAAGATATGGTAGCAGCCGGTGAGTTAGGACCTGGAGAAGAAATGGAAGTTAAAGATGATAGTATGGATATGGATATGGATTCGGAAGATGATATAGATATTGACGTTGAAGATGATGTAACTGTAGATGAAAATGCTCGTACAGATGCTGAAGAGGAAGGTTATAAAGATGGTATGGAAGATGAGAAAGAAGATTTAAGTAAAGATTTAAAAGAAGCAATGGAAACTGTTGCAATTTTAAGATCAGAGCTTAATGAAATTAACTTACTAAATGCCAAATTACTTTACACAAATAAAGTATTCCGTGCTAAAAATTTATCTGAAAGTCAAAAAGTTAAAGTATTAGGTGCTTTTGATAAAGCTACAAATATTAAAGAAGCGAAACTTGTATTTGAAACTATTAATAGTAGTGTTAAATCAAAATTTATTAAACCAATTAGCGAAAGCTTTAAAGGTAGTGCTTCTGCTTCAACATATGTTGCATCAAATACTAAACGCCCCATCCTTGAATCAGATGAGATGGTGGCACGATTCCAAAAATTAGCGGGTATTATCCGTTAATAGGTAAAAATTAATAAATTAATAAAACAAAAAAAAAATTAAAATGAGTCAATTAAATTCTTTATTAGAAAGTGCTAATCCTTATAAGTCATTACAAAGTGATGCTGCAAGATTAGCCAATAAGTGGAGCAAGACAGGATTGTTAGAAGGTATTCCAAACGATACTGACAAGAACAATATGTCTATGATCCTAGAAAATCAAGCTAAACAGCTTGTTGTAGAAACAAGTCAAACTGGAGGTCCTGCAGGAACATCAGGTACATTTACAGCTGGAACAGGTGCTCAGTGGGCAGGTGTTGCTTTACCATTGGTAAGAAAAGTATTTGGTCAAATCGCAGCGAAAGAATTCGTTTCGGTTCAACCAATGAATCTTCCTTCTGGCCTAGTATTTTATCTAGATTTCCAATATGGTACTACAAAAGCTCCATTCACATCAGGTGATTCTATGTATGGTGATACTGATGGTAATACTCCATTTGGTAATGGATCTACAGGTGGTGCTTATGGTGCGGGTCGTTTTGGATACTCTATCAACAACACACAATCTGCAGCTTACACTGTAGCTTCTGCTTCAGTTAACTGGTATACAGATCTACATGCTGATTCTTCAGTTTCCCAGTCTTATGTAGCGGGTGCCTCAGATCAAATTGTGAAGTTGTCAGTTCCTGTAGGATCTTTACCTAACTATGATACAAGAGCAGTAAGAGCATTCTACCTTTCAGGTTCAGCTGCTGCCTTACCAGCTTCTACTACCCAATACCCACAGTTTACTACTGTAAGTGCTGATAGTACAACAATCGACTTCTTTGTCAGTAGTTCTGTAGTTGAGGATGGAGCAGTTAAAGTTGAGTATTTACTAGAAACAAAAGACTTCCAAAGAGGTGATTTTGAAGATAGAAATAATAACTTAAACAACGACAACACACCAATCACAATCCCAGAAATCAACGTTCAAATGTCTTCTGAAGCCATTGTTGCTAAGACACGTAAATTGAAAGCTGTTTGGACTCCTGAATTTGCTCAAGATCTTAACGCTTACCATAGTTTAGATGCTGAAGCTGAATTAACTTCTATCATGAGTGAGTATATCTCATTAGAAATTGATATGGAAATACTTGATATGTTGATCGAATCAGCTTCTGCTGGTACTGAATACTGGAGTGCACAAAACAACTTATCCATAGCATCAACGGGTGTTGTAAATAGTGATTTAGGTTTTTATAATTCTCAAGGCCAATGGTTCCAAACATTAGGAACTAAGATTCAAAAGTTAAGTAATGTTATTCATCAGAAAACTCTTAGAGGTGGTGCTAATTTCTTAGTATGTTCTCCTTCAGTAGCTACTATTTTGGAATCAATTCCGGGATTTGCTAGTACTTCAGATGGTGATGCTGCAAAAGCTTCATACGCATTTGGTGTACAGAAATCAGGTACTATTAATAGTAGATATACTGTTTATAAAAACCCTTATATGACTGAAAATACAATCCTTATGGGATTCAGAGGTGGTCAGTTCTTAGAAGCAGGTGCTGTATTTGCCCCATACATTCCTTTAATTATGACTCCATTGGTATACGATCCAGAAACATTTACTCCACGTAAAGGTTTACTTACTCGTTATGCTAAGAAAGTAGTTAGACCAGAATTTTATGCTAAAATTTTCGTAGAAGGTTTAAATACTCTATAGTATTAATTAACTACAAAGGTTAAATAATAAGAAGGGACGCATTTTGCGTCCCTTTTTTATAGGGGTATATATTATACTTTATTATTATTAATTAGTGGGTTAACGCTATATATAAACGTATAAATTCCACAAGTACCACACATTGATACCACATCATGCTATTTACATACACCTAAAGATTATACGCTTACATACAAGGTACTTCCGGAAGTAGTGGGAGAGTCAAAACGTAATTATAAAGCATATATATTGGGGTGATTTCTAAACGGAACCACCCCTTTTGTATATTTATAACAAAAATAACATGGCATCTATATTAACCCCAACAGTATTCCAAATCAAAATTAAGGAAGAACATATAGTTAAGGGTATTAAAACACTTAATGAAACATATTTCTCAGTAAATAATGTAACTAATGTGGATAGAAGAATTATAACAATTCCCCCTACAACATCTATTGACTTGATAAATGTAAACGGTGTAAACCCAGGCGCAGGAACATTTCCTTCAAGTAGTATAAAATACGTTAGAATTTCTAATCTAGATACATCATCATCTCTATCAGTATCATTCACATCATCTGATGTAGGTAGTGGTCCTTCTTATTGGAGTATGGAATGTCTTCCAACTTCATCATTGATGTTTTCAAGTACCAAAGTTACAGGAAGTAATTTTAATGGGACATTTAATAATGATATAACAAACATTGCTGTATATTCTCTAAGTTCAAGTTTAGATGTAGAGTATGTAGTAGTTAATGCATAACATATAAAAATATGGCAAATATACAAATATACCCAGGATCTAGTTCATTTACCCCAGGTGATACACCTTTTGGGTTTTATGATAATGATTTAGAATTTCAAGCTGATGCCAATAAATTTACAACTTTTGCCTCACGTCGTCTAGGTTACCCTATTGTAGATGTTGAACTTCAAGACCTAAATTTTTATGCAGCCTTTGAAGAAGCAGTTACAGTTTATGGAAATGAGATATATGCTTATAAAATTAGAGAAAATTATTTAACTTTAGAAGGAGCAGATAGTACTACTGATGTTAATAATGTTATAATTACCCCCAACTTAGGTAGAATTATAGCAATATCAAAACAGTATGGGGTTGAAGCGGGAACGGGTGGTAATGTAGATTGGCATAAAGGTTCAATTGCATTGACAGAATCTATTCAAGATTATAATTTAGAGGAATGGGCTGAAGTAAACATCCCACATTATAGAGGTCATGATATAGAAATTATGAGAGTATTTTACGAAGCACCACCTGCTATGTTAAGATTTTTTGACCCCTATGCAGGTACAGGAACAGGTACCATGGATATGATGGATTCATTTGGTTGGGAAAACTACTCACCAGCCGGGGTAAATTTCATGTTAATGCCTATTAATTATGATTTACAAGTAATTCAACAAATAGAATTTAATGATATGATTAGAAGAGCTAATTACTCTTTTGAAATGCATAACAACCATTTAAAAATATTCCCAATACCCGATGGAAGACCTACTTCTATGAAATTTGAATATATATTAAACTCAGAAAGATCATCAGCTTCGTTTGAAAATGGAAACGGGAGAATAACCCAAATATCAGAGGTTCCCTATACTAATCCAGTTTATAGTAAAATTAACTCTATAGGTAGAAGTTGGATATTTGAATATGCTTTGGCACTGTGTAAAGAAATGTTAGGATATGTTCGTGGTAAATATCAATCAGTACCAATCCCTGGGGATACAGTTACTTTAAATCAAGCAGATTTAATATCAGCTGCAACTAATGAAAAAGAAAAACTAATTGATAGGTTAAGAACTTATCTTGATGATACTTCAAGGGAAAAGTTATTAGAAAGAAGAGCTACTGAGGGTGACTTTTTAGAAAAAGAACTAAGCAAAAGTCCATTTCCAATTTATATAGGATAATTATGTGCGCACTTTTTGGATCTGCAAGAGATATAAGTTTATTTAGACACGTTAATCGAGAATTGATGGCTGATATCATCACCCAACAATGTTCTTTTTACAAATATAAATTAGAAGAAACAAAAGTAAATATTTACGGAGAGGCCTCTGGGGGGAAATATTATATGGGTCCTGTATTATTAAACTGTTTAATAGAAAGAAAAGCCCAAGAATACCCAGAAACCGATTTAGGTACAGATTTTACTTGGGGGGCTACATTTAAGTTCTTAAGAGATGATTTACTAGATAAGATGGAGGATTTTAACAAGAATTTCAACCCTACAAACTATCAATATGGGGCCAATTTGGTTCCTGAAGTGGGTGATATAATAATGTATCAAGATGGATATTATGAAATAGATAATACTAACGCTAACCAATATTTTATGGGGAAAAACCCAGATTACCCAAATAATACCAACCCACTCAATCCAGGGTTAGAAGATTTTGGGTCTTCAATTTCAATTATTGTTGAAACACATTATGTACCTAGTGATAAAGTAGGAATTACACAATCAAGATTATATACTGGAAACAATGGCGAATAAAGGAAAAACACCAATACCAAAGACCCAAAGAGAAATAAGTATCTCACAACAGCAACCCTATAATCCACCTTCGGGTGCCTCTGGGTTTGCTGAAACTGGGAACCCAAACCAAACACCAGAATTTAATAGGGGGGGGCAGGTATCCTTTAGAGATGACACTACAAAACCCTTTACCTTAGGTTTTAAAGAAATTGATGAAGCTATAGCTTATTATATGAACAATGTCATTAAACCTACAGTCCAGCAAAATGGTGTGGTACAAAGAGTACCATTTATTTACGGTTCACCTGAAAGGTGGAAACAAGTTCAAAAGGATGGTTATTATAGGGATAAAAAAGGTAAAATTATGTTACCCTTAATTACATTTAAACGTAATAATGTTGAGAAGATAAGAAGTGTCTCCAATAAATTAGATGCTAATCATCCTAATAATGTGGCCGTTTGGCAAAAGAGTTATTCTGTAAATAATGCTTATGATAATTTCGGAATATTAAATAATAGACGCCCTGAAAAAGTAAACTACGCAGTAGTAGTCCCCGATTATGTTAATATAACTTATGATTTTATAGTTTCTACATATTACGTAGAACAATTAAATAAGATAATTGAAGCTATTAACTATGCCTCTGATTCGTATTGGGGAGATCCCGAAAGATTTAAATTTAGAGCTAGAATTGATAACTTCTCAACACCCGTAGAACTTCCATCACAAGGGGAGAGAGTAGTTAAATCAACTTTTACCTTAAAATTGTATGGGTATCTAGTTCCTGATAATATACAAAAACAACTTTCATCATTGAAAAGATTTTCAAGTAAAACAAAAATTATTTTCAATATGGAAACTACTTCAAATTTAGAGGGTATAAATAATACATTATCCCACTCAACCACAACAACCCAAATTAAAAGCGATGATAGTTTTACAGATTTTATCGAACCATCTTTATAATATAAGGTTTTATAATATTTATAAACAAAACTAGATGGGGATTATATTAAGACAAGATAAAGGCTCAGAATTAACCTTTACGGATGTAGATGGCAATTTCCAATCACTCTACTACTCTAGCTCTCTGGATGGATCTATTCTTACATTCCATTTCCCCAGTAGTAGTGTTACCCATAGTGTAGAGATAGGAGAAACAGGATTCCCATTCACAGGATCAGCCCAAATCACAGGATCATATGGTGGGGGTTTTGCTGTAACAGGTAGCAGTACATTTGATATAAGTGGTAACGGTGATGAGTTTTCAATAAAATCAGCACCTATTCAAGATTTTCCATTTTTATTAACATATGCTACGGGATCAGGTAAAATAGGATACGTTAAAATATCAAGTGGAACTAGTGGTACAGCGAGTACATCAGGTCGAAGCCTTACATCTGGTACATCTGGTACATCGGGTGTAGCAGGATCCACAGGTGAATCTGGCACAACTGGTGAGGGTGGCACTTCAGGAGCAACCGGTACTTCAGGTACTTCAGGTACAACGGGATCAAAGGGTACATCAGGATTAACACTTGGTACTTCAGGTACCTCAGGTGTAGGTGGCACTTCAGGTACCTCTGGTTTATCAGGTACAAGTGGGTTAAGCTCTTCATCAGGAACAAACGGTTCCTCAGGTACAGTAGGTTCTTCAGGAAACGCAGGACAATCAGGCTTAAGTAATACAGCGGGTACATCTGGAACATCTGGAACATCTGGAGTCGATAGTACTTCAGGGGAAGCAGGTACTGCTGGTTCATCTAACATATCAAATACTTCCGGAACCTCCGGATCAAATGGTACCTCAGGCTCAAGCGGTACAAATGGTACTTCAGGTGAAGTAGGCTCAAACGGAAATGCAGGGCAATCAGGTTTAAGCAATACAACAGGAACCTCAGGCTCAAGTGGCTCAAATGGTTCTTCAGGAGAAGCAGGTGCAAGTGCCTTAAGCTCTTCCTCAGGCTCAAGCGGTACAAATGGTTCTTCAGGTGCAACAGGCTCGAACGGAAATGCAGGTCAATCAGGTTTAAGTAATACAACAGGAACCTCAGGCTCTTCAGGAGTAGATGGTACTTCAGGAGAAGCAGGAACATCAGGTTCATCAAATACCTCAGGTTCCTCAGGTACAGTGGGTTCATCAGGTGAGAGTGGTACTTCAGGATCAACCGGTAGTTCAGGTACTTCAGGTGCAACAGGCTCAAACGGAAATGCAGGTCAATCAGGTTTAGGTAATACAACGGGAACCTCAGGCTCTTCAGGAGTAGATGGTACTTCAGGAGAAGCAGGTGCAAGTGCTCTAAGTAATAGTAGCGGTTCAAGTGGTACAAATGGTACTTCAGGTGCAACAGGCTCAAACGGAAATGCAGGTCAATCAGGTTTAAGTAATACAACAGGAACCTCAGGCTCTTCAGGAGTAGATGGTACTTCAGGAGAAGCAGGTGCAAGTGCTCTAAGTAATAGTAGCGGTTCAACAGGTTCAAATGGT